ACGTTTGCGTTTGTATTCCGCTGTGTCGTATGGGGTGCTGGGTCTTGTCATTTTGCTCACGCGCCTTCGGCTTGTGCTAGCGCGCGCTTCGCGCTTGCTGTCATTTCTTATGTTAGGCGATCTGGACGGGCTTGTGTTTGTTGTGTTTGTTTTGTGTATGTCTGTTTGTTTGTTTTTGTGTGCGGGCATAGATGTGATTGTCCCACCCTCTGGGTTGCCCTAACCAGATCCCTACACATTTCAATGACGATTGTTTACGCCTTGCCTGACCGCTTTGCCTAAACCATTTCGTGTTGCATGTTTCAGGGCGCGATCATCTACCCAGGTTTCCCTGTTTACGCCCCACCCCATGCAAACGGGGAACAGCCATGATGCTTGCCTATTGTTGTTTAGAAATCAGAAAATCTACTAGATCGGTGTACGGTACGAACAAATCGGCAGCTGCGGTGTACACCGTGATGTCAATTTTGCGTTTGCTGTCAAATGTTCCCTCAACGTCCCATTTGTCGAATGTCGCGCGTGGGGACAGGCACCAGATGTTGGCAGTTTTTTTGCACACCATCACATAGGCCAACGGTTTCACCGCTTTCATGTCATAACCATATTTGGTGTCAATGAATAATGGGTCATAAATCAAATTTCCCTGCTCATCACAGATGTGGGTGCGCGCTTTGACCTCTAAAGGCTTATCTGTCCACGGCAGGCAAATATCCTTTTCATGGCGTGTGATCCATTCCTGTGTGCGGTCTTTTGGTGGCTCTGGTGTCCAGCATTGCACCCCGCGCAATTTCAGGCGGTCTGCGATCATGCTGGCCCAATATGCGCCTTCACTAAATGCGGCTGGATAGTCGAATGTCATGGTCATTGATGCGGGTTGCTCAACAGGTAAAGCACATATTCCATGTCTGATGGTTTCATTACGGTGGCATACACACCAGCCTGTTCAAATGCCAACAACCAGCGTTTCTGCAATGGGCTGGTTTTCCCTCTTTCGCTCTTTAGCTCTAATGCCAGGATCTTTTTGCCTGTGGGGTGCACTAACAGCAAATCAGGAAAACCTGCATCACCCTGAACGTGTGTAGCCCAACGTCCGCCGCTGCTCATCGCTGGCAGATCATGGTGAATAAGCCAGCCAAACCGTTTGGCAACACCAATGATGATGTTTTTGAATTCTGTTTCAGTCATTGTCTTTTGCGCCATAGTCTTTGTGAATTGTGCGCGCCCAAATTTCCCTTGACACATGTTCGCTTGACCAACGCAAATGGGCTATCACATCGTCTTTGTTTAGGTAGTCATCACTTTTTTGCATTTCTTCAATAAGCCGCACAATGCGGGTGAGTAGCAAAACCTGTTGTTCTAATGTCATTTCAATGCCTCAATTACTGCGCTGGCCTCATGGCTTTTCAATAATTCCAAAACAGCATCATCACGGTTCACGGTGCGCTGTATAAATTCCAACAAATTCAAATCGTCCATATTTGCGTCCTTTGCCAGTTTCTTGATGTAGCCCTGCTGTTTAGGTGTAGCAAATGCGCCAGAGGGTGTGTGCACTTGCGCGCTAGGGGCCACCTGACCGCCCTGGCGTTCCACCTTTTGCATTTCCTCACGGGAAGGCCTAGCACCCTGTTTGGATAGGCCCATGTTGCTCAAAACTCTGCCCAAACTAGACGTTTCACAATTTTCAATAAAGCTGGTCATATTGACCCCGCGATCTGTGTGGATTTCATGCGCGTAACCAGTAGCTGATGGGTTTGCATCATCACGATGTTTCCAAACAACGCTGCGAACAATGCAACTTTCACCGTCATAGTTCATCAATGTGGTTTCAATGCGTCCGTCTGGGTATGTTTCCCAAAATCGGTTCAACCGTGTTTCTACGGTTTCGTAATTGGATAGGTCAAATGCCATTGGTGTTTCCTTCTGTCTGTTTTCTAGTTGTTCTCTGCGTTTCGCATCGCTTCGAATGTTGTTTGATGTGTGGGAATTGTATTTGGATCGCTCATTAGATGTGTAATAGCGGGCCATTGTTTACAGTTCGCCGCCTAGTTCCTCTATGCAACGCAAACATGTTTCTGCATAAATTTCGTTCCCAGACAAATCAAAATCCGTTTTCATAACTTTCAACGTGCGGATCAGGTAATCGTCACGGACTGGTTTTTGTACATGTGCAGGCCTGCAAATATCGTCAATGAGTTTCATCATTGCGTGTGTTTGTGGCGTTACTTGCAAATCAATTCTGTCTGTAATCATTTTTCGTGTTTCCTCTGTCATGGAATTTTCGGTGAATGGTGGTTCAATCATTTGGCTGTGCGCCAGGGTGACCAACCTGACCGTGTCCAAATAATCAAACCTGCTTTTAGATTAGTTTGTGCCTGTAACAGGTTTTCACATGATGTGATCAGGCCTGCTTTTTGTAGGTAACTGTTTGGGCCTTTGCACCAAAATGAGTTGATCTGCATAAGGCCATATGACTGTCCAACGGTGTCGCGTTTGTTGTGTGCGTTAGGTGTGCATCGACTTTCGCGCTGCATCACATATTCCAGTTTGTCGCGCTGTTCAACAGGCCAACCCAGATTGACGGCCAGCGCGCTGAATTGTTCGCAATTGGTGGCTGATGGGTTGATGTAAAAAACGGTTGATGATGTGGTGGTGGTTGGTTCAATCAGGAACGGTGCCAGCGCAATGGTGGTGCTAGTTGGCTCTGATTGGCCATTGAGAGGCCCCAGGGCAAGCGCAAAGCCCGCTATCGCTGAAATGATGCCTGCCACAATTTTGGTTGCTGTAATCGTCATTTTTTCTCCAATTGGTATGGAACGCCCCAGGTGTCCCCAACGGCGTTTTTGAATGACAGTTGGGCGTGCAGCACCTGTTGGGTGTCTGGATCACGGAAAATTTGCACTAACACCATTTGGTTTGTTTCCAAACTGGTGGTGTAAACCTCATAGAAATATGTTTTTGCGTCAGCCATAACTGCTTATCCTTCTGTCAGGGATATGACCACCCTACGGGGCAGGTGTGGCGGGGTCAAGCATTACCGCTGGCGGGGTTTTATCGCCTACAAAATAGAACCAATGCCAGGGTTCAGCGGGCATGACCTCTAGGGACCAGCCAAACTTTGGGGCGTTTTCGCACAGCCATTTCCACATGATGGGGTCAGAGGTTCCAGCAATGTCAACGGCTAATCCCAGGTTGTGGCGTGATGATCCAGGTGCGGCTAGTGGTGCGTTTCCTGGTTTCAAATAGTATTTGCGCCCTTCCCACGTTCTGGTTGATGCACCTGCGATTGGTTCAAGTTGGTAGCGCTGCAGGAAACCTGCTTTTTGTTGTGCTAATGACCTGTATGTATCGCCTGCGCTGGTTGGTTTGAATTGTTTGATACCTGCTGCAAATGCGGCTTGACGCATAGCCACCCAACTGGCAGCTGCTAAATGATGCAGTTTTCCAAACGGTTTTATATCGCGCAAAAGGTTCATTGGCAATTCGCCTGGTTTGCAATGCACTAGATCGGCTGGCAGAACCAGTTTTCTAATCGTTGGTTGCATTAGTTCCAGGTTTAGATTTCAGGCCATTTGATGCCACAAGACCAGACAGGGTGCCTGTCAGAAATACCAGCAGGGTGCTAAGTAGGTCAATTAGTTGTGCGTCTGTCGGTGCCTGTTCTGTCGGCTGATCCACAAACAAAATACCATAAATGAACGCCATCACCGTGAACGTGAAACATAAGGCCATCAATCTGCCTACAAAAACGATTAGTGCAGCGTGGTGTTGTTCTGGTGTTTTAGTCACAGGCGGCCTTCGTAAAACATTGATATTTGATATTAGTTTTTGAAACGGTGCAACCACTACAACCCCAAACTACTACCGCGATTAGTAACGCGTAACCCAACAAAACCCGCCATTTCATGCAGGACGTGTAAGCGGTGCTGGTGGTTCAGCGTCATGTTCCCACAAAATAAGTACGCCATCTGACACAACCCAACCGCTATCAAATCCTGCGTCTAACAATACTTTGGTTGCTTCTGCGGTGGTCATGCTGATACCTCACATAAAATCATTGTTGACGGCGCGCTATTTGGTTGCGCGACAATTGTGCCTGACCCGCTGCTTCTTACAAATTGCAATGTATATGTTTTTGCGCTTGTTGTGTTTGGGCTGTCCAAGTAAATCATGGTTTGCAATAGTGCCAAGTCGCCTGCTGCGTTTTGGATTATTGCGCGCGAATTTGTCAATACTGCTGTGCTTCCGTCAAAAATCCGTAACCCTGTTTGCATTGCTGCAGAGTTGCCTGACAACTGCGAATTGGTGAAAATGAGTATTTTTGATGAGGTTGCAGACGGTGTAATTGTGCCAGCCAATGTGGTTGTTGCGTATGTCGCGCTTGTCGTTGATGTTTCGGTTGTTGTGCTTGCGTAAACAACTTGCAAAATGCGAAACGCGCCACGCAAATTGTTCATCTGTGCAGCGGTCAAAACCTGCCCAGCGGTAAATGATGCTGGAAGTGTTGTTGGGGTTGCCATAGTGTCTCCTATCCTAAAACATTGAACTGGTCAAGTGTGCCATATGTGAGGTTGTCCAAGATCAACTCATAAATGATGACGGTTGGGGCTGTTGACAGCATTATATGATGACCTGATCCAACGGTGATGGTGTGTTCAATGCCTTCCACAGATAGTTCCTGGGCTAGTTCAGTAGTACCAGCACCGCTAGGGAACGTCTTTTCAACGGTAATGGTGTCACCAATTTCTATGGCTGCAACTGTGTCCCGTTGGTTTGTGGTCAACATAAGGAAATCGGTTTCAACGCTGGTATATCGTGCCTCTGGTTCAGGATTTAGCAAGTAACTGGCGGCGGTATCAATGTCTGTTTGCTGGTGTAGCAGGCTGTTTGTAATGCTGTTTGTTTGTATAAAATATGTGGCAATGGATCCTGCGTTTGTAGCAGTAGCCGTGTTGTTGTTTAGGCCTGTGACTACTGCGCGGTTTATTACTGCATCAGCCTCAAAACTGATACCAACGCCGTTGTAGGGAATGTTTGTTCCATCGTCATGGAAATCTGCAACGCTGCCTGAAAGGGTGTTTCCGATCCTGTCCTGGAATGTCAGTTTGCCTTCGGAACTCATGAACAGGCGGCCAAATTCTGCGGTGCTGTTGATTTGGCTGATGTATTGCAAAACGTTTGTTCCTGCTGGCACCGTGTAGGCGCTGTCGTGTCCTAGTTGAACGGTGCCTGTGGAAATGTCACGGTCTAATGCTGGGAAATCTACTTCTGGTAGATCCAATACGGTTTCAATTCGCGCGCCAGATAGTTCTGCTGATGGGTTGAATTCGTCTAAATAGGTTTGGGCTAATAGATAAAACTGATCTGCACAGTAAACGGTGACTGTGTCTAAACCGCCTAGCGCAAAGTTGTAGTCATAGTTGACGATGTAACCCTGAAACAAAAACTGTGCTGTGTCGGTGTTGTCGTAGCGGATCAACCGAACCTGGCGCATAGGTGCCAACCCTGGCTTTGCTTCAGCGGTATCGTAATACGGGCTGTTTTCATCAAATGGGTTGAACACCCCATCAGCCAATGTGTCGTTCAAAGTAAATGACATTGTGCCAGCGCTAAATTGGTCACCAATATCACGCCTACCGCGTTTGACTGATATGCCAATACAGCCTGACATTACGGTGGCATATTCGCCCTCACCATCTAACAAATAGGTGCTATCTAACACTCCGCGTATCGGATCATCAAGTGTGAACGCATTGACGGAAAACCCTGTGGCTACCTGTAAGTCATAGTTGCCGCTGTCAATTACTGCTACGCCTGGCATTACGCCACCTGAATGTTTGCTGGGCCTGCGCTGCGGTTGTAGGCGCGTATCGCGTTGACAATTGCTTGACCAATTTCGGCGCTGGTTGCCAATCCACCGTTTACGTTGACGGTGATACCGCCGCCCATATCACCCATTTTGCTAAGCGGGATAATGGCTTCTGGTCCCGCCTCACCAATCATTCCGATCAAAGGCTGGGTAACAATTCCGCCCTCTGCAAAACGTGGTATGCCGTTACGGCCTGCGGTTGGTTTCGCTGTTGCTGGTGCGCCAATGGTTGGCAAATTCACATGGCTGATTGTGTTGATATCTGGGGCAATAGGGATTGCGTTATATGCGCGAATGATGCCGTTGACCATCATAATTGCACCGTTTACAACATTTTCAAACGCACCCAAAATTCCGTTTATAAGCGTATTTACGCCTGTTCTAAACCAATCAAATTTGTTGTAAGCAACTACCAGCGCTGCAACTAGTAATGCAACACCTGCAGCAATAAGGCTAAATGGGTTTAGTGCCATAGCAATGTTTGTTGCCACAATTGCGGCTGCAACTATGCCAATGGCTGCTGCAATAGCCAAAAAGGCTTTCGGGTTATCTTGTGCCCATGCAGCAAAACGGTTCAATACAGGCAGGACTGCTTCAAGCACAGGCAACAAAGCCGCGCCAATACTTTCTTTAGTTTCGCCCAATGAGTTGGTCAAAATTTTCATTTTGCCTGCTGCGGTTTCTGCGCTTTTTGCTGTCGCACCGCCAAACGTTCCGCCCAGCACGTCCATGATTTCGTTGAGGCTTGCGCCTTCTTTGATCATGCTGGCCATCTCTGGTGATAATGATCGAAGGGCCTTGAAATTTCCCTGATAGGCCTTTGCCAGCGCATCAGCAATTGTGGTGCTGTCCATTTGTAGCGCTGTGCTTATGTCCATGACTAGGTTCATGTTTTTCATGGCAAGGTCAACATCTTTAGTGCCACGGACTAATGCCTCTAGCGATTTTCTGTATTGACTGTCCGCAATGCCTGACGCCCTGCTCATCGCAGATATTTGTTTTTCTACCTGTGCGGTTTGTGCAGCGCCCGCGCCAGTCACATTCTGCAAAGTCAACGCAAGGGCGGCCTGTTCCTGCTGATCTTCCATTGCTGCTTTAGTGGCATCACCTAAAGCAACAGCCAAACCTGTAATTGCGGCAGCTGCGGGAATAGCAGCCTTTTTGATGGCGTACTGCGTTTTTGCGCCAATGCCCTGAAGGCTCTTGAATTCCTTTTGGGCGCGGTCTAATCCCTTGCTGTCAAATTCTGAAATGATCGGAATTTTGATTGCCATTACATCACCAGGTTTCTATTGACAGCGTCCATTACGCGTTCCACCAATTCAACCATGTTTTGTTCAACAGCGCCCGCATTGCGGTCATAGGCAGGCCACATGACGCGTGAAGGCAAACCAAATTGCAAAGTGAGCGCTGAAATGAAACGTGCGCCCTGGGCGTTAGATCCGCCCTGTTTGCCAGCCATATCAATGATGGCAGCGGCAGGGTCTTTTTGAATGATGCTGATAGTGCTGGAATTGCGTTTGCTGGTATCCACTTTGACACCAACACCGCGCTGGGCTTTTTGTTGGCTGTAAGGAAATTTCTGGTTTCCGCGCTGTGTCCATTTGCGTTCCATACCAGACAGCAGGCGCGGCGGGTAACTGGCCTTTGCATCATCAATGGCAGGTTTGGCTAGTTCCTTTGCCTCTTTGTTGATTGTCTTGCGTAAATCGGGGTCAACCTGGCGCAATTCTTTCAGCGCCTCTTTCAATCCGTAAACCTCAATTTGTGCTGTGGCGCTCATCGTTTTCCCTTGCTTTGCTTATTCAACACAGTAATGACTGTTTGCAAATCGCGGGTGTCAAATTCGATATGTGGCGGCCACCAACCGACCGCAACCAAAACCTCTGCTAGTTGGCGGCGGTAGGTGCCGCGTCCGTAGGGTTTGGGTCTGTTGTATCCACCGCTTCAATGTCCATGTCAGGGTTTTGTTTCAACCATTCAGACCATGTAGCAGGCATGGTTTCGCCCGCCAGCTTGTAAAGATGGAACGCCCAGCAAACCATGTCATTTACGCCGATACCACGGCCGTCTGACACTTTTCGGTTTTCTGATTTTTCCCATTCGCTGATCACCAACAGGTTTGTGGTTACCTCACGCGGTGGGGTGTTTTCGTTCAGCGTGATACGCAATTTGATTTTCATTTCAATCCTTCCGTCTAGTTTTTGTTATTGAAATTATGCGGTTACATCAACGCTGTAAACGCCACCCGTGAACGTCAAATCAACTGTTGCCAATTCGCCCAAAGATGAATTGATAACTGGCAGGCTTTCCAAATAGGTGTTTGTCAAAACAAACCCTGGGTTTGTAGCGCTGTCACCTGAACCGTATGCAGGGTTGACCTGTACGGTGCATTTTGTGCCCACTAAATCTTTTAGGCTGGCATAAGTTTCTGCTGCCGCATACGACATGAACAATGTGACGGTCAATTCGTTGTTCTCTAGTCCGCCTGTGTAGGTGCGTGATCCTGTTCCAAATGCGGTGTCCTCTAGCGCTTCAACTGTGCGCGTCAATGTTGCAGATGTTGCCTGATCAGTTAGATCAACTAGGGATCCAATGGCTGCGCCAATTTGGATTTTTGGATTGCTCAACTGGGTGCTGGTTGCCATGTGGTTTCTACTCCTTAGGTTTGGTTTTTACTTTAGATGGTTTTGTTGGCTGGTCGGTGGATTGTCTAATGAACCCACCAGCCAACAGGTGATCCACGTTGCTGTCACCTGGGTCAAATTCGTCACCTGGCGTTCCTAGACGTGGGGAAATGATCACATATTTCATGCTGTTTGTGCCTGTTGCATCACGGTCAATTCATAGCATGGCAACATCACGCCGCCAATGTCAACGGTGGTTGGACGGCCTGCGGTGACGGATCCAACGCCAGCCAGAACGCCAGCTGTAAGGTTCAACAGGTTTCGCATTGCGTCAAGGTTTGCTGGCCCCATTGAAATGATCTGTACTGGCCAACTGATTTTGACAATGTTGTAGTTCCATGCTTCGAATGAGCAGGCCCCAATAAACGCGCAAGGCGGAACAAGGTTTCGGGGATCTGTTACCACTTGCAAACCTGTGATGGTTTCCAATTTGGTTTTTAGATCGTCCAGCGCCTCATTGAACAGGTCTGTGTATGCAACGGGCATCAGGCCACCTGCGGGCGTGAAATACCTAGCAACTGTTTGATGATTGGGGACAGGCCTGTGGTTGGTGCTGTGCCCATTTCGCTAAACGATGCAAAAACATCAATGCTGCCACGTTGCCTATAAAGCGCGCCACCATATTGAATTGTCCCCAGCGTCACGTCACCAGACGGGCTGGTAGTCAAACTATCGATGTAGCCCGCCTCTTGCCGTCTGCGATAACAGAAAGCGTTTGCAGCGCTGGCGCATTGCGTGAGGAATGTGGTGTCTGCTGCGGTAGCTGTACCGATGCCTAACCAATCCTCAATGTTTGTTGCCGTGATCCATGTGCAAACAGGGTTGTATGCAATGGTGCCAGACGATGCAACGCGAATAACATCGCTAGCGGTTTTGGCATACAGCACTTGATTTTCAATTGGGATCTGATAGTCAAATATCAAATCGCCTTCGGTGTCCACACCCATGAACAGATATTGAGGCAACGCGTAAACGGAATAAGTACCGTTGAACGTTGCATCAACACCTGCCACGGTGATTGACTGGCCGACTGCAATTTCATTGGGGGTGAGTAATTGCAGGACTGCGTAATTGTCAACCAGGTATTTGTTGGTGACTGTGTAAGTAGCCATGGCGGTTAGGCCGCCTTTCTACTAAGCCTGGGTGATCTTGCGGATCATTCCACCAATTGCTGCGAAGGTTGAAACATAGCCATGGAAACTCATTTGACGGCCCAAAACTGAAGGCTGTTCAACTGACATCAACCCACGGATACTTTCATAGAATTCGAAAGCATCGCCTGATCCTTGACCAACGCGGGTGATGATCATGGTTTTTGCAGCAAAGTTGCTGTCAACTACCAATTGCAGACCCAATGGGTTGCCGTTCCATGATGTTGCGTTTCCGCCGCCCAATGCGTTTTGACCTGTCAAGCCAGCACCAATGAATGGGAATACTGGACGGCCTGTGGTGTCTGCTAACTGGCCCATCTGGCCCCAAACGTCTGGTGAAACAAACATGTGGGTTGGGGTGAAGTTGCGGCCGCTTGAAATGTCAACTGCGCTGTCATAAACAGATTTGAGCAAGTCAGCCACGGTGCCGTCCCAAACGCCTGATGCGTTTGCTGCGGTGAGCAATGCGTCTGCTGCAAAGTTGTCCGATGCAATCATGTATTCGCCCATGAGGTCATTCAAGATCAATTGCATTGCTGCAGGTGACGTGAAGTCGATGTCCTGAATTGAGAGGGTCACCGCACCGCTTAGCGTAGTTTTTGCCACCGAATTTGACGCAATGACCATTGTGGTTGCCGATACTGCGCCCAATTCGTTTGCTTGTGCAGCAACGCTGGTGTGCGTGGTGATCGTTGGGCGTACAAATGTTTTCTGTGCGCCACCATCTGGATAAGCGCGCGCGCCCAATGCTTCAACTACTGGGCGAATAAAGTTCAAATCCTGAACCAATGGCCCAAGTACTGGAACTGGCAAAAGACCAGGTGTATCTGTAGTGAGTACGTCACCCGCAGCTGCTTGCAATGGGGTGCGCTTTGCAGCGGTGTATTCGGCCACAGCCTTGTTGATGTTTGCAAAAGTGTCACCACCGATGTGGTAGGCAGCCATGTATTCGCCTGCTGATGGCAATGCAAATTCTTTTTTGGCTTGTGCAAAAATTGGTGCGGTTGGGATTGTTGCTTCAACTGCTGGTGCTACTGGTTCGGACATTTCTGTTTCCTTTTCAATCGGTTCCTGTGTTTCAGTATTGCTGATTTCCTCTGGCTCATGGTGGATACTTGCCGCCACTTGTGAGATGTTAGCCATATCACCAAATGCGCCGATTGGAACCAGGCTTAGTTCCTGCCATTCGGCTGCTTCGATGATCATGGTTCCTGCTTCATCGTAGGAAAACTTTGTTGGGTTCACACCAACGCTGACCTGGTCAATGGTGCCGTCCGCAGCCATTACCAGCGCGTCATTGCCTAATGATGTGGCGCTGATTTTTGCTGTAAACATCATTCCCTGTTCGGTGTCCACGCGCTCTGTGACAACACCAACTGGCATTGAGGCATCGTGGTACATGAACAGGCGTGGTGCCTTGCCTTCAACAGGCAGGGATCCTGGGCGGAAAATAACCTCTGTTCCATCGCTCACGCGGGCAGGAACGTTATAGGGAACGGCGGTTCCAGAAATTGAACGGCGTGGCTGTTCGCCTTGCGCTGCGTCTAGCGTAAAATCGCCTGCAATTAGTTTGATCATCGGTTTGCTAACTCCTCTTGTGTGTTTTCCTCAATAACGGTTTCGGTATCGTCCATTTTGTCTGCCATAAAGTTTTCCTCTAGGTATTCATCAGCATCAAATTCAACGTATGTTCCGCGCGGTAAAACATTATCCATTGACAGCGCGCCAGCAATGGCATCTGCATATAGTTTCACGCCAAACAGGTAAAGATCCGCGCGGGCCTGTTGGCTTGACTGGTATGAATACGCGCCAGTAGCAACACCCACAAGGTATGGCGGAACGTTTGCTAGGCGTGACATTTCCAGCGCCTGATATTGGCTGGCCTCAATCAACAGCATTTTGTCAGGTGTTGCAGCGGTTTCTGTGTAGGTCAAATACTGGTTCAACGCGGCTGTTTGGTTTGTCGCGCGCGCTGCATTGAATTGTGCAGCAAGGTCTGAAAGTTCTTGGGCGCTTAGTGGTTCGCTGTTTTCGGTTTGGCGCAATATGCCAGCAGGAATTGATGATGATGCGTTTCGGTTTCTTGCTTGCTCTAATTTCAACGCGGTATCAATTGCGTTTGGCGCGGAATAAACTAAACCCTGTTCAGGTGATAAAAATTGCACAAGGTTTGCTGGGTCAATTTCACCACCCTGAAAATACACTTGTGTCGAAGGCGCAAACCAGACGGGTGGCGCCATGTCGGTGGTGGTGATTGATCCAGCTGGCAAACGTGTGAATGATGCAGGGTAACCATCAGCGGTACGGCTGGTGATGTACCAAAACGCGCGCCCATAAAACAGCAAATCGTCAAGCGTCCACGCCATCAAAAACTGGTATGAAACAGATGGATCTGGACGGCGTAACCATGAACGTGGTGCGATGTACACCTTTTCCATTTCATCGCCATTCCACATTTCGTTGTACATTTTCAACGGCATTGATCCAATGACCGATTTGAAAAGTGAGTTTGCGCGGTTGATGGTTGGAACCGAAACGGCGGCGTTTCTTTGTTCGCCTTCGCGATAGGTGTAATACTGGCCGATCATGTTCACGCCAACATTCGATGATGAATAGCCTGGGGAAAATCCGCCTGCCACCGCTGGTTCACCTACATGGGTAGAAATTGCAGCCTGTTTGGTGCGCGAAAAAATAGCCATGCGTCAAGCATTACACACATTGGCTAGTTGATGGTGACACCAGGCTATGCGAAACCCGACAGAAGGCGAAGGCCAGCCTGGTGCCGTTTTCATATTAGCCATTTGAAACAACCATCATGGGTTTGCCACCAGTTTTTGGTTTGCTAGTCAACGCTGCTGCAAACACAGCTAGGCGCGCTAATTCGATAGGCCCACTAGAACGCTGTGATGAAAGTGCTATTGATCCCTGTGATCTGACCGCTACGGCGCGGCCTATATGTTCAGCCAGCATGGTTTCACCTGTGTGGACTAACAGTTTTTGGCGGATCATTTGGCGAACGGGATCTGTCCATTTCAAAATTTCGCCATAGCCCACGATCACTTTTTTGCGTTCTAAATGCAACGGCCAATGCAGATCAATGGACGGTGTGATAGCGAATTTGATGGCAGGGTTTTGGTTCAATCGTTCAACGTGTTCCATGACCTGGGCGTAGGTGTCCACCATGAATTCCACGGTGATGGCGGTGCGTCCGTCTGGTAGCGCTACGGCGCGCAACCCAAAATACCGTGTTTCATCAACGCTGTTTTCAATGGCTACGGTGCCACCATTGGGGATTTCCCCATCGAATTGCAATGATGGCCATAGCCCTGGGGTGAGCCAACCCTGATCTGATGCGACCCACAGGTTGCATGAGGCGCGAAGGAATTGGGTGCGGTCAGGGTTTTCACTTTCCGCGGTGATGGTTTCCATTGTCAATGTGTGCCCTAGCGCGGGGTTTCCCCATGACCATGCGGCAGGGTTCATTGGGTCTAGGTCTGGTGGTGGTGACCATTCCGCAAAATACAGGTTTCCTGTTTTTTTTTGGTCAATCATTCGCAAAGCCTGTTCACGCCATTTGAGGAAGGCGCGCGAATTTTCTGTGCCAGCT